TACAAAATCCATCATCAGATGCAAACAGAATAGCTAGATTACTTATGGATTATAACTTTATAAGGGTTATGAACCAGGTAGGTTTTGCACAGGTTGCTGAATTAGGCAATGCTGTATCTATAGATGGGATTAGGGGTTTGATAAGGGTTGTTCCTGAGTTAAAATCCATGCTTAAAAGAACAGCCAATGGTGATTTGGAGGATCCTGTAGCAAGAGATTTGGAAGCGTTTGCTGGTATTGGCGTTGACAGAAGAATACACCAAGCCATGAATAGATATGATGCACACGACATATACGTTGAGGGAAGAGGTGATTTTATAGATAGGGTTGGTTTAGCTGCACAGCCTTTGAAAAGAATTACAGCAGATATATCAGGTATGGCTCCTATAACTGCAGGTTTAGAGAGAGCAGCAGGTAGAATTGCTGTACAATCTTTAACTGATTTAGCTTTTGGCATAAAAAGTATAAATTTCAAGAAGATAGGTAGAGGTACCAAAGAACAAGATATAGCTAAAAGAATGGAAAGCCTTGGTCTAAATGCAGAAATGTCACAAAGAGTTTTCCAACAAATAAGAGACAAGGCAGTTACAAGTCCATCAGTGTTTTTTAAAAGCAGAAAAATTAGAAGAATAAATTTAGATTCTTGGGATGATATAGATGCAAGGGATGCTTTTGTTTTAGCTATAAGTAGATGGACAAGACAAAGTATACAGCAAAATGATGTAGGTAATTTAAATATACATATGACAAGCACTATGGGAAAAATATTGTCACAATTTAGAACATTTATGCTTGTGTCTTATTCTAAACAATTTTTGCACAATATTAAACGTAATGATTTTGCTGCGTATTCTGCAATGATGTATTCATCTTTCTTTGCAGGATTATCTTACACAGCACAAATGCACGCAAATGCTATAGGCAGGGAGGACAAGGAAGAATTTTTAAGAGAGAGATTGTCACCTGTAGAAATAGGTAAAGCAGCTTTTCAAAGAAGTTCTTATGCGTCATTATTCCCAGCATTAATAGATACTGGTATGCCGTTTTTTGGTGAAGACCCTTTGTTTTCTTATGGCAGAACAACAGGGTTAGCTACAGGATTAATTAGTGGAATACCATCTGTGCAGTTAATTGATACTGGTTATAAAGCTGTGCAGGGTGTAAGTAGAGCTTTATTAAATGACGAATATCAAGTGTCTGCTGCACAAGGCAGGGCATTAAAATCATTAGTTCCTTATTCAAACGCAATAGGTATAAAAAATGTAATGAACAAAATGTTTGAGGACTTACCTGAGTCAGCTAGAGTAGATTAAAATGAATTTGATTATTTTAGCAAAAAAGATTATAACGTAGAAATGAGGTAGTTATGACAGTTAGTAGCACAACCACAAAAAACAGTTACAGTGGAGACGGAAGTACCACCACATTTGCGTATGCTTTCAAGATATTCGCAGACGCAGATCTTACTGTCATACTAAGATCGGCTGCTGGTACTGAAACAGTACAAACTCTGACAACAAATTACACAGTTACCAATGCAGGTAATGCTAGTGGTGGTAATGTTGTGTTTGTTACTGCACCTGCTAGTGGCGTTACAGTCGTTATCAGACGTAACATGGCACAGACTCAGTCTACAGACTACACAGCTAACGATCCATTCCCAGCCGAAAGCCATGAAGATGCTTTAGATAGGCTAACTTTTATTGCACAACAGCAACAAGAAGAAGTAGACAGAAGCATCAAGCTATCAAGAACAAATACTATGACATCCACAGAATTTACTGTTGGTGCTTCAGACAGAGCTAATAAGATACTAGCTTTTGATGGTAGTGGAGAGATATCTGTTACGCAAGAGTTAGGTACATATAGAGGCACAGACACAACAACGACAACAGAAGCGTATGTTGTAAGGGATATCATCAAATCAACGACTGCTGGGCAGTTAAACAACGTATATATCTGTGTTGCAGATGCAGTTGTAGGTGATTTGCTAACAGACACAGATCATTTTGAGTTATTAGTAGATGCAGTAAGTGCAGCAACTAGTGCAACAAACGCAGCTAATAGTGCAAGTGCAGCATCAACCAGTGCAACTAATGCAAGTAACTCAGCATCTACAGCAGAGACACACAAAGATGATGCAGAGACTGCAAAGACAGCAGCAGAAACTGCACAAACAAATGCAGAGACTGCCCAAACAGCAGCAGAAGCAGCCCAGGCAGCAGCAGAATTAGCGTTTGATAACTTTGATGATATATACCTGGGAGCTAAAGCAAGTGATCCATCTGTTGATAATGATGGAAATGCACTCAATGCAGGTGACTTGTATTTCAATACCACTAGCAATAACCTCAAGGTATATACTGGTTCTGCATGGGCAGATGCAGCATTAACTGCTGCTAACTTTCTAACTGTTGCTAATAACTTATCAGACCTTAACAATGCAGGAACAGCAAGAACTAACTTAGGATTAGGTACTGCTGCAACCTCTGCATCTACTGACTTTGTTGCTGTTACTGGTGATGCTATGACTGGTAACTTAACATTAGGTGATAATAATAAAGCCATATTTGGTGTAGATTCTGACCTAGAAATTTTTAGTGGTGGTGGCACGTTCTCCTATATTAATAATAATATAGGATTTTTGCTTATAAGAAATCAATCAGATGACAAAGACGTTGTTATTCAATCTGATGATGGTGCTGGTGGGATTGCAGATTACTTTAGAGCAGATGGTTCTGCTGGAGAAGCTCAACTTTTTCATTATGGTTCTGAAAAATTAAACACCACCTCAACAGGCATACAAGTAACTGGTACTGCACTAGCAACCACAGACACAGATACAACTAATACTGGATCAGTAACATTAGACTTTCAGACTAACCAAAACTTTGTCCTTACATTAACTGGGAACGTAACACTAGACAATCCAACAACAGAGCAAGTAGGTCAGTCTGGTTTTATTACGTTTATACAAGATGGAACTGGTGGCAGGACAGTATCACTAGGCACAGATTATGAAACAGCAGGTGGAGCAGGATTGACTTTATCTAGTACAGCAAGTGCCACAGATGTAGTACCATATATAGTTGTTGCTAGTGGTCGTATATTGTTAGGTACACCTCAATTAGCTTTTAGTTAGGAGCGATAATGTCAGGTCCTTTCGGTTCTTCACAATGGATGTATGCTTCTGGTGGCTTCTACAATGGTGTTGCTACACAGTCATTGCGATTTGATGATGGCAGTAGTGCTTATTTAACTAGAACTCCATCAAGTGCAGGAAATAGAAAAACGTGGACAATCAGCACTTGGATTAAAAGAAGTGGATTAGGTGTTACACAAGGTATATTTTCAGCTAAACAAACAAAAGATGATACAACTGCTTTAATTATTGGAACTGGAGACCAATTACTTTTTACAGATAGACCAAGTGATGTAAGAAATATAAATTTAACAACTAATAGACTTTTTAGAGATGTTGGAGCTTGGTATCATATAGTAATAAAAGTTGACACTACTGAAGCTACATCTTCAGATAGAGTCAAAATATATATAAATGGTGTACAAGAAACATCTTTTAGCACTTCAAGTTATCCTACTCAAAATTATGATACTGCTTACTGGAATAATACTAATGAGCATAGAATAGGTATGTTTCAAGATAATTCAGCTTTGCATTTTGATGGTTACACTTCAGAGTTTAATTTCGTTGATGGTTCAGCACTAGACCCAACATCATTTGGCGAGTTTAAAAATGGTGTATGGATAGCCAAAGAATATACTGGCTCATATGGCACTAATGGTTTTAGATTACAATTCAATCAAACTGGAACTGGTACTGCATCATCTAGCACAATAGGAGCAGACACTAGTGGTAATGCTAATCACTTTTCATCTAGTGGTATAGTTGCTTCTGATTGTGATATGCCTGATAGTCCTGAGAATAATTTTTGTACCAACAATAGTGTCGCTCCAGATACAACAGGAAGCACAAATCACAGTTTTTCAGAAGGCAATCTCAAAGTAAGCACAAGTACCGATGATTGGTGGAACACTTTTGGAACTATTGGCTTGCCTTTTTCTGGTAAATATTATTGGGAATACCGAGCAATTGGTAGTGGCTCAGTTGACCAGAATGTAGGCATAGTTACAACTGACTGGTATAGAGGTAGTAGTGGTGGAATAGACACAACAGATGCCTATTCTCTGTATGCTTCAGGTGGAACTGGCTACCTTTACACAGATGGTTCAAACGTAAACAAAGGTTCTGGTTGGTTTTGGACTTGGGGGGATATTGTTAATTTTGCTTTTGATGCAGATACTGGGAAAGTTTGGTATGGCATAAATGGAACTTGGTTAGGTTCTGGCAATCCTGCTACTGGCACAAATGAAGCACAAACAGTAAATTCTACAGATTTAGCCAAAGGGATGCTACCTGCGTTTTCTGGTTACTGGACTGGAGGCACACCAGTGATGAACTTTGGGCAAGATAGCACGTTTGCAGGAGCAACGACAGCAGGTGGCAACACAGATGCAAATGGCAAAGGGGATTTCAAGTATTCTGTACCTAGTGGCTATCTAGCATTATGTACAGCTAATCTTCCAGAGCCTACTATTAGTCCTAATGCAGATACACAAGCTGAAAATTATTTTAATACAGTAACTTGGTCTGGAGATAATACTAGCCCACGAAGCATTACTGGATGGGGGTTTCAACCAGACTGGATGTGGTCAAAGGCTAGAAATAAGGCATATTATCATTGGATATATGATAGTGTTAGAGGTGCAGGTTCTGGTAAGGGTTTAGGGTCATCTACTACACTTGCTGAGGGTGGTCAAGGGGATGCTACCTATGGTTACATATCATCTTTTGATAGTGATGGGTTTACGGCTACTAGTGGAACTACAAATAATAGCGACCACAACGAAACTGGTACTAATTATGTTGGTTGGGGTTGGAAAGCAGGAGGAACTGCTGTAAGCAATACAGATGGTTCTATAACAAGTACAGTAAGTGCAAATACAGATGCAGGGTTTAGCATTATTACTTATACTGGTAATGCAACAGCAGGAGCAACTGTTGGTCACGGATTAGGTGTAAAACCTGATTTTATGATTTTTAAATCAAGAGGTGCTGTTGGTAGTTGGTATGTTTATCATAAAGATTTAACTGCTGAGAATTCTATTTATTTAAATTTAACTAACGGAAGTACAGACCAACTTTCTTCTTATAATGACACAGAGCCAACAGATTCTGTAATTACATTTGGAGATGGTTCTGGCACTAATCCCACCTCAATAACTATGGTTGGTTATATATTCGCAGAGATAGAGGGCTACAGTAAATTTGGCAGTTATATTGGTAATGGTTCAGCAGGAGCAGACTCTCCCTTTATTTATCTAGGATTTAGACCTGCTTTTGTACTTTTTAAAAATGCAACAACAACTGCAACAAATTGGCAAATGAATGATAGTGTTAGAGATACTTTTAATGTTGTTAATAAAAGACTAGCACCATCTACCTCAGATGCTGAAAGTAGTAGCACTTATCAGTTTGGAGATTTTTTATCTAATGGTTTTAAAATAAGGGAAACAGATGACACTTGGAACAAAAGTGGTGCAACATACATCTATATGGCTTTTGCGGAGAACCCGTTCAAATATGCAAATGCTCGGTGATTAATTAAAAGGAGTAAATAATGGCTTGGTTATACAATGGAAGAACTCTAAAAGTTGGCAAGAGTTGGACTGATGATAATGGATATAAACACCCATATAATTGGGCAACAGCTTGGTCAGATGCAGACAAAACCCAATGGGGTGTAACGTGGCAAGATGACGTAGATACTAGCTATGATGAACGATTTTATTGGGCAAGAGATGTTGAACGTAGCCTTGAGGATATCAACGTAGTAGATGAAGATGGCAATGCAGTCATTGACCCTACTACTGGTGTTCAGATGATACAGTTAGGTTTGAAATCGCAATGGATAGCACAAACCAAATCAACTGCTAATGGTTTATTAACTGCTTCTGATTGGTATGTAGTTAGAAATGCAGAGAAATCTGTAGCTATTCCTGCTGATATAACAACTTATAGAGATGCAGTTAGAACAGCT